ATGACGATGCGCACCGCGATCAAAGCCCCGCCCCGTTCGATCATGTCCACCTGCGCCAAGCCCCAGCACAAGGCGGCGGCGCGGATGGTTGGCTATGCCCTGACGCTGGGGGATGCAGACGGTTACGCCGATCTTGCTGACGTGCTGGCCTTGCGCCTGACACAGGCGGAATGCGCCGGGTTGGCGTATGCCTGTGTCAGGGCGATGGACGATAACACCGCCATGATGGTGACAGATAACGCCATGGGTGTGGAACAGCCGCAGCTTGCCAGCCCCGAGTTTATGCAAGCCGCAGTGGAATACCGCCGCGCCCGCAACAGGGGGATGCGCCGATGAACCGCAGCATTCCCGAAATCATGTTCCACTGGCCTGCCGTTGTCAGCCGCGCCGATACCGACTTTGCCAAGGGCTTTGCCCGGAGCGTGGCCAGGCAGGCGCGGCGCCCCGGCTGGAGACCGTCCGCAAAGCAACTGCCGATCATGGAGCGCATGGTGTCCGACCTGTTCACCAGCGCCGACGATGAAGGGGAGGAAATCAGCCTGATCGAAAGCTGATCGCCCGTGGCGCTGCTGTTGAGCGGCAAGCAACGCCACGGGTGAAGCAACAGCCCGCGTTCACAGTGAGCATACCCGGACAAGGGGCACATCACCGAACGCGGGCCACGCTCTAGCTTTTGACCGTTGGGCGAAACCAATGGGGATGATCCGGGGACTACCCCACCCCGACAGGAAACCGGCACCTTCTAGGCCCTGTCAGAAACGCGACACTATACACCCACCGGCTGGTGAACATGCAGACAAGCGCATGGTGACAGATCGGGGACCGCACCGGCGCATAGCTGCAAAGGGCGGGGCAGGTTCAAAGCCTGCGGGACAGCGGCTGGCCACCGACATCGGGCATCGCGCGGATACGGATCAGGAAGTGAAGGACTGTCGCCCAAGGCAAGGAAGGTTCCTTGTTTTCAAGTGGGGGGACAGTAGCGGGGGCCGGATCATGCCTATTTGTGAACTGAACCGTTTAGTTTAGATTGGAATGCAAGATGATGATGAACAGCAACGATAGCAGCGCCTTCGATCTGGTCCCAATGCCCCGGTTTCTGGGCAGGGGTAACAGCGCGGTGGGGGGGTATCTCTTCGCGCTGTGCAGCCGGGGGGTGCCCCAATGACAGGCAAACCCAGCACCAAAGCAATCAACTTCCTGTCCAAGCTGCGGATTCCCGAGGGGCCGAAAGCTGGGCAGCCGGTGAAGCTGGCGGCGTTTCAAAAGCGGTTCATCAGGGGCGCTCTGGCCGATGGCATCAACGTGGCCTGTCTCAGCATCGGACGCGGCAACGCAAAAACCGCCCTGTCGGCTGGCATCGCTCTGGGCAGTCTGATGGGCAAGTGGGAACCGCAGCCGCGCCGCGAAATCCTGATCGCAGCCCGGACACGGGATCAGGCCCGGATTGCCTTTGACTTCGTGGTGGGGTTCCTGCGCAGCCTTCCCGAAGAAGATCAGGCGCTGTTCACGGTGCGGCGCAGCCCCCGGCTTGAAATCGAGTTTGACGGCGACAGCGGCGGGCATGTGATCCGGGCCATTGCGGCGGATGGCAAGACGGCGCTGGGTTCCGCCCCGACGCTGGTTCTGATGGACGAAAGAGGCCATTGGGCGGCGGATCAGGGTGACGCTCTGGAACACGCGCTGTTGTCCGGTCTGGGCAAGCGGGCCGGGCGGGCGCTGATCATCAGCACATCGGCGGCGGCAGACTCGCACCCGTTCTCTGTGTGGCTGGATCAGGATCAGCCGGGGGTTTACCGGCAGGAACACCGCCCGGTGCCGGGGCTTCCCGCCGACGATCTGGCCAGCCTGAAAGAGGCGAACCCCGGCGCGGTTGCGGGCATCGGTTCTTCGCTGGAATGGCTTCAAGGGCAGGCCCGGCGGGCGATTGCGCGGGGCGGTTCCACCCTGACAAGTTTCCGGCTCTACAACCGCAATGAACGGGTGAGCGGCGAAACCCGCGATGTTCTGGTGACGGTTGATGAATGGCTGAACTGCGAAGGCGATGCACCGCCGCGCAAGGGCGGTGTCGTGATCGGGATCGACCTGGGCGGTTCCGCGTCCATGACGGCGGCGGGCTTCTACTGGCCCGAGACCGGGCGCCTGGAATGCCGGGGCTGGTTCCCGTCGCAGCCGGGTTTGGCGGATCGTGGGGCATCTGACGGGGTTGGCGGGCGCTATTCGGAAATGTCCGAGCGGGGCGAGTTGACGACGCTGGGCGCGGCCACGGTGCCTGTCGCGGCATGGCTGGGGGAAACCCTGCGCCATGTGGAAGGCGAGACCGTCACGGCGCTGGTGGCCGACAGGTACAAGCAAAGCGAGGTTGGCGAAGGGATGGACCGGGCCGGGGTGCGGTGCCCAATCATATGGCGCGGGATGGGGTTCAAGGATGGCAGCGAAGACATAGAACGGTTCCGCCGCGCGGCTTTCGACGGCAAGGTGCGCACCGCCCCGTCGCTGCTGTTGCGCAGCGCGATGGCCGATGCCGTCACCCTCCGCGACCCGGCGAACAACCTGAAACTTGCGAAGGCCCGGAGCATGGGCCGGATCGACGCCGCAGCCGCAACCGTCCTGGCCGTGGCAGAGGGCGCGCGGATCACCGGGCGCGGCGCAGCCAAGGGAGGGCGGATGGCATGGGCATGATCGAAACAGCATCGCGGATCATCGCGCGGTTCGGGCAGTCGGCGACGTTAACCAAGCCCGGCGCAGTATCCGGCCCGTCCTATGCGCCCGTCTATGGCCCGGCGGTGGACCATCCGGTGACGGTGGCCGTGACCGAATACACGGTGGAGGACCGGGCAAACACGTCCAGATCGGACAGTGATCTGCGGGTGTTCATGGCGGCGGGTGTCGCGCCGACCACTGCGGACAAGCTGACCATCGGCGGCGTGGAATACTCCCTGCAACGGGTGGGCACCCTGGGGCCGGATGGCGTTACCCGGTTCTATGATTTGCAGGTGCGGCGATGAACCGGCGGGCCGACTATGCACGGCACAGCGCCAAGGTGACACGCGGGCCGCGCTGGAAGGCGCTGCGCATGATGGCGCTGGACCGCGACGGCTGGGCTTGTGTCCGGTGCGGCGAACGGCGGCGGCTGGAAGTGGATCACGTCCTGCCGGTCAAGACGCACCCCGAACTTTCTTACACGCTGGCGAACCTGCAATGCCTCTGCGGCAGATGCCACGCCAGCAAGACACGTCTGGAAGTGGGGCACACCCCGCTTTCCCCGAAACGCCAGCAATGGCGCGACCTGCTGAAACATCAGCAAACCCCTATCGAGCAGAAAGGATAACACATGCTTGACTCTGTGAAGATCACCCGGCGCCAGTCGGAAATCCGTCAACAGCTTGCCGAACTGGCGGGCAAGGATACCCCGTCCGAGGACGAAACCCGTTCCATGGAAACCCTTGATCGGGAATACCGGACGAACGAAACCCGCTATCGCGCCGCCCTGATCAGCGAAGACACCGAACGCCGGGAAGCCGGGGCCGAACTGGAAACCCGTTCGGAAAGCGAACGGGCCGCCACGATGGCCGGGTTCGAGCTGCGGCAGGTTGCGCTTGCTCTGGACGAGGGCCGTCAACTGGACGGGGCCACGGCTGAGATCGTGCAAGAGCTGCGCAGCGCGGGCGGCTATCGCGGTATTCCCGTGCCGTGGGGCGCTCTGGAACAGCGGGCCGGTGAAACCGTGGCCAGCGGCACCCCGAACCCGATCAGCACCCGCCCGATCATCGACCGCCTGTTCCCCGATTCCGTCGCGGGCCGCATGGGGGCGCAGCTGCTCGGCATTGATTCCGGCGCTGTCGAATGGCCGGTGACGACTTCCAGCGTGTCGGCGGGCTGGGCGGCATCCGAGACGGGCAACGTCGCCGGGCCGACCGTCTACGCCACGACCGACCGCAGCATGTCGCCGGATCACAACCTTGGGATTCAGATGCGGATCACCCGCAAGACGCTGAAACAGTCGGGCACGGCGCTGGAACAGGCGGTGCGCCGCGACATGAACAGCGCCTTGTCCATGGAAATGGACAAGGCCGTGTTCCTTGGCACGGGAGCCAATGGCCAGCCTTTGGGCGTGATCACCGGGGCGGGAACCTATGGCATCACCGACACCGACCTTGCGGGCGCTCCGACCTGGGCGGCGTTCCGCGCGGCTGTGGTGCGGTTCATGACGGCGAACGCGGCGGGTTCGCCCGGCGCGGTGCGGCTGATGATCCGCCCCGAAGTCTGGTCCGATCTGGATGACGCGCTGATCACCGGCACGGCGGTTTCGCAGTGGGAACGTCTGACCCGGAACATTCCTGCGGGCAACATCGCCATGACGACGAACGGGCTTTCCGCACCTTCGGGCACACCGCTGGCAACCCAATCGCTGCTCACCACAGCGGCGGGCGGTGTCGCGCCGATCTTTGTCGGGGCTTGGGGGGCGGTGGACGTGATCCGCGACCCGTTCAGCGATGCACAATCCGGGGGCCTGCGGATCACCGCACTGGCGACCATGGACGTGACCGTGGCGCGGCCTGCGCAACTGCAAATCGTGTCGGGTATCCAGTGATGTTGTGGGGTGGCGCAACAGACGGCGGCGCGCTGGAATTGCGCCGCGCAAATGATGGGGGTGCCCGGCTGTCCGGGCGCTTCCCCTATGGCAAGCCCGCTGTCCTGTCGGATGGCGGGCGCACCGGGCGACCGCGCAAGGAAATCATCGCGCGGGGCGCGTTCAGCTATCGGGTGGACGATCCGAAAGAGGATATTCACCTTCTGGTGGGGCATTCCTATGATCGGCCCTTGGCCAGCAAGGGCACCGGCACCCTGTCGTTTCAGGACACGGCGGCGGCGCTGTCGTTCCATGCGATCATCACGCCCGAGATTGCCGACACTGCGCATGGGCGCGATGCCTTGGCGCTGATCGGTTCGGGGCTGGCGGTGGGGCTTTCGCCGGGGTTCAGGATACCGCCGGAGCGGGCTGTGCCCAATGCCGAGGAAATCACCGAAGAGGATGACAAGCCCGAGGAAGGAATGCACCGGGCCATCATCCGCACGATTTTCGCGGCCTTGCTCTACGAATTTTCGCTGGTGGTTCGGGGTGCCTATCCAGATGCGCAAATCGAGGCGCGTTCCTGGGACGCACCGCGCCCGGCGGGTGTTTTTCTGCGCAGCCATCACCGCAACCGTTGGAGGGCATGAGCATGGCCGAAACCCTGAAACAGGTGGAAACCGTTGCCACCTATCCCGCCGCACCCGCTGGCCTGTCCGACGCGGCGGCGGCGCTGGACCCGAATTTCATCTGGGCAAGGATCGAGGCTTATATCGCGCATCGCTGGTCTGTGCGGGATGTGGTCTGGACCGTGGAAGGGGAAGGCCCGTGGGAAGCCCCGCTTTCCCCGGCA